AGAACAACGCACTGAGTGGGCTTGAGGCGCTCTCTGTCCAATGTAGAGCTTTGACCGTAGCAAAAGGCTAGGTAGCCATCACAGTCGCCTGTAGCCCCGTACAGGTTGTACTCAGAGTTAGATGTGCTTGGTTGCTTTGCTATCTGTTCAGGTACTTTAGTCCACGTAGTGCAACTAATACCCATGATGGTCTTAGTACCGTGATCGTGTATTGGATTGTAGTCGCCTTCATAGCTATGTACAGACCATAACTCATCAATCTCTATCTGTCTATCACCGTCTAGCTGCTGACCTGTCATGCCAAAGAAGTTACTCACGTACTGTACAGCCATGTGCTGCGTGTACAGCCTGAACTCTTCTAGCTTAGGGTCAAAGTGATCCATCATTAGCTGCTCACCCTGCTGTATCTGACCAACAAGAGTACCTGCTGCTGACTTACGCTCTTCATCCTCTAAGAGATTGTCTAAATAAACATTTAGATTATCAACATGCTTTTGAGGAACCTCTGCTTCCATGAGAAACAAAGAAGGCAGCGGTAGCATTTTTATTTGTATGTCACTCATTCTACATCATGTCCTGCTGTTATTAAAACAGACTTAAATACTTCAACCATGTATATAATATCTTTTACATCTAGACCAGCCGTAGACTTAGCACTCATAAGGTCTTCTTTAGTCCAACCAATGATAAGTACCTGTTCAAACTCATCTTTACAAGCTTCTAAAACTTCGTTAGCCGTGGCCTCTTCAGGCATTAAACTAATTACATTACTCATCGAAGTGTGTCTCCAAGACAATAAGCTTGTCTTCAGCTTCAGCTATCTTACCTACAAGTTTGTCCATAGTCTCAATCAAGTTACCATGCTCACCCACAGCCACAGGATTATCTAGATAGTTCTGCACCTCTGCCTTGTATACGTCTATCTCAGCGTTGTACAGGCGTTTCATGGCGCTAATCTTTGGGTCTATCATAAAATCCTTCCTCTAACAGTTTTGTGTACTTATCTACATATTCTTTGTAGCTTAACGGCGCTTCACGCCTCTTGCATTTGTCATCCATGTAACTTGCCCACATCTGAGAGCAATAGTAGCTATACAGCCAAAATTGCTCATCTAAATCATTGTAGTAGTTTAGGTACTCTTTCCATGATACAGACTTTTTTAGCTCTGGTATATAAAATTTAGCCCTGTATACTGGATGTTCTTCTGTCATGCTAACTTACATTCACAAATATAAAGTGCCCCGTAGTAACTGCACATTTTAAACTCATGTTTTTTACAATGTACCTGATCAGGCCCCATGTTTTTCCACTTGCTACCGTCGCCTGACGTAGTGCTACATGCTGTAAACAACAGTAAAGATAATGCTAATAGTATTTTCATGCTTCTTTCTCCAAGTCCCACTGGCAAATATTTTTATTCTTGCCCCGGCGTTTAAATACAGAAAGTAGATTATAGTCTTCTTTCCACCTCATCAACCATGCTGAGTTGTTTTTCTCAGCATCTTTAAACGTAGCATAGGTCATAAAAAATGCAAACACTGTTAGAACATGACCCCATATTAAGGGTATGATCCCTGACCAGCCAGCTATTAGGCCGCAGAAACTGGCAGACCATGCGACAGATAGTACGACCATTAAATACATCTGCATACTTACATCACCAATAAACCTAAATGGATTGTATTTTAAATCCATAAACGATTCCCATGTATAATAGAACCACATCATTGCTGCTTTAAACTTCATATTAAAAATCCAAGTTTGTTATTAATTTCGTATAGTAGCCAAATCACAAAGCCTAGTCCTACAGCAAGTATAGTATGATACCATATCCATCTTACTTTATATATTCTTAATTCTAATCTACGCTCATCTTCAGCTAGTTCGTAGTAATCCATAATGTCTACTAATTTTTTTATTTTATCCCTCACAACTTAGGCACTCCTCTTCTAAGTTAATTCTTGGTATTTTAATGTTAACATTCTCTGTATTTCTAGCCGCTGTAGTTCGCAGGTAATACATAGATTTGAGTTTGTTAGCTCCTGTCCAATGTACGTGATTAACGTATGCCAAATACTCATCGTGTACCTCCTGTGATGCAGTAGCTGGTGGTGGTTCAAAAAACAGGTTTACTGACTGCGCTTGGCAGACGTATTTCTGGCGCTGGTAGGCGTGTTCGATGACCCAAATCTGGTTAAGTTCTGGCGCTGTTTTAAATACTTCCTTCTCTTCTTCCGTGAGTTCCTCCAGTTCTTTAACAGAGCCTTCAACAGCAGCAATATCTTTCCACGTTTGTTCGTTGTTAATACCTTTCTTCTCAAGCAACTGCTCCAAATATTTGTTCTTTACTTTGTACGATCCAGTGAGAGTTTTATGCGTAAATACGTTAGCCCTCGTAGGCTCAATAGAAGGGCTTGTTCCACCACATATAATACTAGAACTAGCATTAGGGGCAATAGCAAGCAGGTGGGAATTACGACAGATACTACCAACCATGTCAGGAGCCTCCCCACGGTTTCTAGCCAAAATTTGGGAAGCAATTTGAGATCTTTCTTTGATAAGTTTAAACGCTCTATTGTTGAAGCTGGCGGCGTACATTCCTTCAAAAGGGATTCCATTACGTTGAAGGTAACTATGAAAACCCATCGCTCCAAGACCAATCGCCCGTTCTCTATATGCTGAATAAGCGGCTTTTGCAAAGCCTTCTTTATCTTCTTTAACATTTTTACTAAACTCCTCAAAGGTATCGTAAAAGTGCCACGCATGTTCTCCACCTGTAGCATTATCAATAAAGTGTTCTAATACATTGTCAAGCATTGCAATAAGATCACTGATGAATACATCGTCTTCTTTCCATTCATCAAAATACTCTAGGTTAACACTAGATAAACAGCACACCGCTGTACGATCTTCGCTGGTAGGTAGTGTGATCTCAGAGCATAAGTTACTCTGACGTACTTTAAGTCCTAAATCTTTTTGCTGTTTTGGTAAAGCATCGTTGCAACGATCTAGATTAACAATGTATGGCTCACCTGTCTCTGCTCTGGTGTGTATTAACTGCCACCATAAATCACGCGCTGATAAAGTCTTTATCGCTTGCTTTGATTTAGGATCTATTAGCCTCCACTGCTCATCATTTTTTACAGCTTCTAAGAAGTCATCTGTTATTGTAATTCCGTTGTGTAGGTTAAGGCACTTACGATTAAGATCACCGCCAGTAGTCTTCCGCATAGCGATGAACTCTTCAACTTCTGGGTGAGTGATGTCCATGTATGCCGCATAAGAACCTCTCCTTGTTACGCCTTGATTGAAGGCAAGCATCTGACTGTCAACTACGTGCATGAAAGGGATGCTACCAGTAGACTGACTACCGTTAGAAGTTGAAACGCCATTACTTCTAACATCACCCCAATATCCACCCAAGCCTCCACCTCCACTTGCCAGCCATATGTTTTCATCATAGTGATCAGAGAGGCCGCGCCTTGAATCAGGAACATAATTGAGAAAACAGCTAATAGGGAGGCCACGCGAGGTTCCCCCGTTGCTAAGTATAGGAGTGCTAAAACCGAACCAGCCCTTGCTTGCGTAACCATAAAGTCGCTGTGCAAGATTGAAGTCAGTATGCCCCTGATACGTTGCAACATAGACGGACGCTCTGGCGAAGGCTTCTTGTGCATGAGTTTCTCCGTCTACAAAGTATCTATCTTTTAAAGTTTCTAGTGAAAAAGTATCAAGAAGTTCTTCTCTATCATAGTCAATCTGAATCCCCAAGTAATCCTGTTTTCCAATCTTTAAGGTCATTTATATCGTCCTTTTCCTGTAACTGCTCTTTCCTGTACCCCTTAGTACGAGCTTTGTTTTTAGATTGTTTTCTTTTATGAAACCTAGCAGATCGTTCTGCTTTTCTATCGTAGCTGCTCACTGGGATGCTCCAACATATATCGTATCAGGCGCTCTTCATACCAACGCGCTTTCCGTAAATCTTCTATAGGCTTGCCTTTGTAGCGACACCGCCAGTTGTATTTAAGGGCATTACCCCTGAGATAACCAATGTACTCATCGTGCGTAAGCATACCATGGATAGCGTCAATACACTCCATGTTGCCGTTGTTGTAGTGTGCTGGACGGTTCACCATGTCCGGTTTGTTGTCCGGTTTATCTACCATTTCACGGGCATTTGCGGGTATATTGTCCGGTTTGTTGTCCGGTTTATCACCAAAGACAGGGTGATTATTATGTTGATCTTCTTGCTCAATTACATGATCTACCCAAGATTTCTTTTTATTAAGTTTATTCCACTCTTCTGGTGTTGCATCGTCAATACTCTTCATTGCATCTCCAAGTTAATCTTATCATTGCGTCTTCTAAACTCTTCAGTGTCCCTTGCAGCCTTATCAATCCAACTGTCAGGGATACTATCTTCACTAAACCACCTGAACCCGTTAGCTGTAGCCCACTCACCGTGTGATCTTTTAGTACCATCCTTACGACGCTTGGCTCCCGGCATAGGGGCTGATGGGTTAGCGAACAATCT